CAACTTTCTCATGATACTTTTGCAAACTCAATAATTAATACAAAGGCTGGTCTTGAGGGAAAAGCAAATATTCTTTGTAATGCTGCACCAGCAGGCTATGAGCAAACTATTTCAACATTAACGGATATTAAAAGAGATGTTATTTCTCAAGTATTCTATACAGTTGGTGAGAATCAAGGCGGCTTAGGTGCATTCGTGCCAATTAAAACTGGTGAAGGTGCATTTACTGAAGAGTCTTTATATTACAGAAACTTTAAGCTAGATGGCAACTTCGCTTCTGGAATCATGGGTCAAGGCGCGGGTACTAGAAAAGGCAAAACTAATGTTGGTTATGATTCAGTTCGTTTGCCTAACTTCTTCTGGTCAGGTGAAATGGATTACTCTATAATTGAATTAGAGCAAGCTAATAGAAACTTAGGCTCAGTAATTAACTTAATCACTCAAAGAGAGGAAGCAAGAAAAACTGAATGGGATATTGGCATTCAAGATACTGCTTTAGTTGGTCAACCAGAGTTAGCTGATATTGACGGTTTATTAACTTTATCAGGAATTACGACTGATGTTTCAACTTTGACTAAGCCACTATCTGCAATGACAGCAACTGAAATAAATACTTTTGCTAAAAATATTGTTAAGGTATATTTCCAAAATACAAATCAAACAAGAATGCCGGATACTTTCTGTATTCCTACTGCTGATTTCTTGGGATTACCATCTTTTGTAGCTGAAAATCAACCTTTGATTTCTAAGTCAACTTTCTTAGAGCAAGCGTTTAAAGAAGCTACTCAAAATCCTAACTTTAAAGTTACTCATACAGCTTACAACAATAAAGATTTTGTTCAAAATACTCTAGGCGTAAACAGATATGTTCTTTATAGAAACGATTCTAAGACTTTAGAAATGAACTTACCAATTGATTACACAACTACAACTTTTGGAACTGTAAACAATTTTGACTTCTCTAATGTAGCTTATGGTCAATTCTCAGGTATTATTGCTAAGAGACCACAAGAAATTTACTACCTAGATCACGCAGTAACAATTTAATAAAAAAAATTATGGAAGAAAAATTATGGAACTTATAAATCAAACTAAAACAAATTTCTTAATTGGAAAAGATAAAGAAGGTAAGGATATTTTCTTTAGAATTGGTAAAGTTATGAAGCTTGATGAAAAGTTAGCTAAAACTTTATTGAGATACGAAGGTATTGATACCGTTGATTCTTTGAAAGACAAAGCAGAAACGATAGTAAATAAAGCTAAGTCTAAAAAGTAATGTCTTGTGATAATCCAATTATCCAAGCACTCACGCCAGAGGATTTTAAAAATCAGTTCTGGCGTGATTTTACCTTTATTAACACTTGGTTAGTAGGCACAACCTACAACACAGGAAACCAAGTTTTTTATGATGTTAATAAAAGGTTCTATCAATGTTTGAATGATGGGGTTATTGGCACTCTTCCAACTGTAACTACAGACTGGAAAGAGATTAGTAATGTAGGTTTAGTTAGTGATTTAGATATTACTAATGCTTACGCCGAGGCATGTATTACTTTTAATGATGCTCTTTTTGATGATGATGACGATATAGTATTAGGTTATTTATATCTAGCAGCTCATTATTTGGTAAATGATTTAAATGCTGGTGGTCAAAATAGTTCTCAAGCTGGATTAGCTAACTCAAGAAGTGTTGGCAATGTATCTGAAAGCTATTCTATACCGCAATGGCAATTAGACGATCCAATATTAAGTTTTTATGCAGGGTCAAGTTATGGTAGAAAATACCTTAACTTGATTTTGCCAAGATTAACAGGTAATATAGCAACCGTTGAAGGAGCTACAACGCCATAATGCCAAGTGATGTAAAAGTAACATCTAATTTAAAAGGATTAGAGCAGTTACAAGAGAATTTAAAAACAAATCTAGTTGCAAAACTAGGAATATTTGCGGATAAAAACGCAAGAGGAGATGGAGCATTAACAAATGCAGAAATAGGAGCCAGACATGAATTTGGCGTAATAAGTGAAGGATTGCCAAGAAGGTCATTTTTAAAAGACCCTATTGAGATAAAAAGAAAAGAATTATTAGCAACTGCCAATAAGGTTATTAAGGCTAATATAAATAAAGAGGGTGGAGCAGAAAAGATATTTGAATTAATTGGTATTGCTGGCGAGGCTATCGTTCAAGAAGCTTTTGAAAGTGGGGGATTTGGAACATGGCAACCACTAGCGCAAAGTACGATTGATGCAAAAGGAAGTGAACAAATTTTGATTGAGACTTCACAATTAAGGAAGTCAATAATTAGTAAAGTAGAAAAAGGGGATTAAATGCCAATACCTAAGATACAAACTGCTTTAAATGGTTGGGAAAGTCCAATAACCTTGATTAAAGTTACTCAATCAGTAGTTGATTATGTAACGGTAGAGACTAAAGAAAATATAAGTTTTCAAGGTGTTATACAGCCCTTAACAGCAGAAGCTTTACAAATAAAACCCTTAGAAATGAGGAGCTGGGAATGGTTGATGATACATACAAGAATAAGTCAAGAGATATTTACTAATGACTTAATAGAGTACGAAGGCAAGCAATACAAAGTAATGTTTGAAAAGAATTATAGTTTAAATAACTACTATGAATATCATTTAGTTAAGAATTATGAATAGAGAGCCAATAAAAATAATAGGTGATATTTTAAAAAACTGCATGAATTTAACGGATGATCAAATTTGGATTTATAACCAAGATTTTAAGATTCCTGAAACGAGCGGTTTATTTGTAGTGTTAGATTACGGAACAGAAGAAGATTACGCAAATGTTAATGAGTTTATACCAGCCCCAACAGGAACAGAGGGGGCGCAGCAAAATATATCTGTTATGACAAAAGAAAATTACATAGTAAATCTTATGTCAAAAAATGATGAAGCGAGATTAAGAAAACATGAAGTGTCAATGTCATTGAATTCTGATTTTTCACAAGATCAGCAAGGGCTTTATCAATTCCAAATTGCAAGGGTAAAAAATAACTCTAGTAATTTATCTTCTTTGGAGGGTGCAGGGATGTTAAACAGATTTGCAACTAATATTACCTTAACAGCTCATTACAGTAAAACTACTGATACGGTTTACTATGATGATTTTACTAATCAAATTAATACAGAATAAATATGTCAATAGATATTGTAAATTTTATTAATATTTCAGTAACTAACACGCCAGCAGGCTTACCAGATGCTAATGTTAATAGCTTAGGATTATTCACTACTGAAAGTCCATCTAATGTTGATGAGTTTAGAATTTATGTAACACCAGAAGCAGTAGCAGAAGATTACGGCACAAATTCAGTAACTACACAAATGGCAAATAATGTTTTTGCTCAAAGCCCTAACTTGCTTAGTGGAGATGGCAGGCTTGTTATTATACCCTTAGTGAACTCAATTAGTGCGATTGCGGGTAACTTTACAGGCGCAGATATTACAGCCAATTTAGCAGCTTTACAAGCAGTTGCAGATGGTGATATTAGAGTTGTTCTAAACGGAAACAATATTGATTTAACTGATTTAGATTTTACTAATACATCTAGTTTTGCTGATATTGCCCAAATACTACAAAGCAAACTCACTGATGTTGTAGTAACTAGTAAAGCAACAGGATTTGATCTTGATTCTAAGAAAGTTGGCACAACTTCAACAATAGATTTAGTTCAATTACCAGCAGGCCTAGGAACAGATTTAAGCGTTGCAGGTTTATTTAATGTTGCAGCAGGAACGCCAACAGCGGGCAATAACGCACAAGGTGAAACTCTAGTGGATGCTATTGTTAGAACAGAAGAGCAAGTTAATTACACAGGTGTAATAACTGATTTAGAAATGGAGGATGCAGTAATTTCATCAACTGCTTCTGCTATTCAATCAAGAGATATGATTTTTGTTCATCAATTCACCAGTACAGAAGATCTAGAGCCTACAACTGGTATTTGTTCAATTGTTAAAAATGCAACACAAACTAAAACAAGATGCTTATATTATTCTGACCCTTCAACTGCTAACTTAGTCAAGGCTTCATATGCAGGGCGTGGATTTAGTGTTAATTTCGCAGGTTCTAATACTACCATGACAATGAGTTTTAAAACTCTTGCTAATGTAGTGCCTGATGAGTCAATCACTCAATCAATATTCGTTAAAGCAGAAACAGCAGGCGCAGATTTATACGGCGATGTGCAAAGTGCACCTCTTGTTGTTTCTAATGGTGCTAATCAATTCTTTGATAGTGTTTATAATGCAGTTTGGTTTAAGTTAGCTCTTGAAGTTGCAGGCTTTAACTATCTAAAACAAACTAACACCAAGATCCCTCAAACTGAAACAGGGATGGATGGTTTAAAAGGTGCTTATGCTAAAGTTTGCGATAGAGCAATTACAAATGAAATGTTTGCAGCAGGCAATGAATGGAACGGTTCTACTTTTGGCAATCCAGAAGACTTTAAGCGCAACATTATAGATAAAGGCTATTATATATATAGCCAGCCAATTGCACAACAATCACAAGCAGATAGAGATGCAAGAAAAGCTCCTTTGATACAGATTGCAGGCAAAGAAAGTGGAGCAATCCACTCTTCAACTGTGAACGCTCTTATTGAAAGATAATATTAACTTAAATTAAATAAATTATGGCTACTCAAAGTTTAACAGGTTCAGATACAATATCTATTGATGGCATACCATTAATTGATTTAGGAGATGGAGATGTTGGCTCTTTAACTTATCCTAATGAATTAGTGGGTGTTAAGACTGGTAAAAATGGCAATTCTATCTTTGCCTTAAATGAAACTGGCGATCAAGCAGAACTTGTGCTTAGAGTTTTAAGAGGCTCTAACAATGATAAAACCTTAAACTCTAGGCTTGTATCAATGAAAGCTGATTTTGCAAGTTTTGTCACAATTACAGGACAAGTAATTAAAAAAGTTGGTGATGGTAAAGGTAATGTTACAAATGACATTTACGATTTATCAGGTGGCGTTTTCTCAAAAAGAGTTGAGACAACCTCTAACGTAGAAGGAAACACAGATCAATCATTGGCTATTTACAACATTAAATTTACTAACTCACCTAGGAGCTTATAATGGAATTTACAACAGAAAGTAATGCAGAAGTAGTAATTAACATGGCTAACTTTATAGATGCTTCAAGGCTGCGTGTTGCAGTTCTTGGAGCTATAAAGGAAAGCGGAGTTGAAATATCTAAGGTGGATATTGAGAAATTGCTATCAGGTGTAAAAGAGGACATGGGAGCAGCAGTTAAAAGTGGGGCTTTAGATTCTTTATTAGATATGGTTATTTCTTTAGATTGTAGTGAGAAAGTAAATAATGAGATATTTAATTGCTTAAAAAGATCTACTTACAATAGCGAGAAGATAACCAGAGATACTTTTAATGAACCAGAGGCAAGAGGTGATTATTACCATATTGTTATTATGTGCCTTAAGGTAAATCTAACCCCTTTTTTCAAAACCCTCTTTTCAAAGTTGAGCGCACTCCAACTGATGAAAAAGCAAGAGAGCCAAAAATAAAGATTAATGCCGATGAGGCAGATGTTATTTTATTAAGGTTAGCAAAGGCAGGCTACGGAGGGGGCAATCCAGAAGTAATAAACAATATGAATATTACTTGGATTATGAAGATGATAGAATATGAAGGCTTTT